ATGAGCAAAGAGATCTCATGATAAGCATTGCAAAAGATAATCAGTGGTCGTTGGAATATTTTCATCAAGCACCTGACCATTATGATGATCGCCAAGCTGGTCTATCTGATGATGACGGTAACCCGTACCCGTTTGGTGACTATATAGAGCTAGTATACAAAGGTCTCGATTAATGCCAAAAACAAGACAAGAAAATTTCCACGGACGCGCCGCCGATCATTTTTATCTAGGTAATAAGAATCTCCCTCGAGGTGATGCTCAATTTGAATGGACGCCAGAAATGGTCAACCACCTTAAAAAGAGCAAAAAGAACATCCTACACTTTGCTGAGAATTTCTTCCACATCGTTAACTTAGATCGTGGCCGCGAAAGGATTAAGCTCTATAAGAGCCAGAAAAAAGTCCTCCGCGGGCTGAGAGATAATCGCTTTTGTATATTAATGGCTAGTAGGCAAGTCGGTAAAACAACCTTAATGTCAATATATGCACTCTGGATTGCATGTTTTAATGACGATCAGAGAATTCTAGTTGTAGCTAATAAGGAGCAAACTGCTATTAATATTTTTAAGCGTATTAGATTAGCATATGAAGAGCTACCTAACTACCTGAAACCAGGCGTTGAAGAGTATGGTAAAACATCGATGCACTTATCAAATGGATCTAGTGTCGGCATATCAACTACCTCATCAGACGCAGGTCGCGGTGAATCGTGTAATGTTCTCGTATTAGATGAGTTAGCTTTTATACCTGAAAATTTAATAGAGGCTTTTTGGAAGTCAGTCTTTCCTATCATTTCTTCTTCTAAAAAATCAAAAATCTTTATTGCTAGCACTCCTAACGGGACTGATAACTTATTTCACTCCATATATACAGACGCTATTAAAAAGAAGTCAAACTGGCACGCGCAACGAATTGATTGGTGGGAAGTGCCTGGTCGCGACGACAAATGGAAAGATGATACTATAAAAGATTTGGGTAGCGTTGATGCATTCAATCAAGAGTTTGGCTGTCAATTTTTAGAAACAGGAGAGAGTGTGCTTGATGATGGTATTATTGATAAGCTAAAAACAAACTGTCAAGAACCAAAATATATTTTCGATGATGGCAAATATTTGATGTGGGAAACTTCCGATGATACAAAAACATATGTCGCTGGAGTTGATATATCAGAAGGTGTAGGTTTAGCGGCTAGTGTCGTACAAATTTTAGATATAACTGATCTAACCGAAATAAAACAGGTAGCTATATATCATAATAATCATATTAGCCCGTATCAATTTTCTGAAAAATTACACGAAATATTGCAACACTGGGGACAGCCCTTAGCATTAATCGAGCGAAACAATTGCGGTGCACAGGTTATTGACAACCTGTATATGAATTACCACTATCCAAATATTGTTTCATACTCTGCTTTGAAACAGGCTAAACGTATAACACGTGAGCGAATGGGAGTTATAGCTCATACTAATTCCAAATATAAAGGTGTGATGAATATGAGGTATTGGATTAACCAGCTTAATGCAGTTAAGCTGCGAGATATACACTCTGTTAATGAATTAAAAGATTTTGTAAGATATCCAAACGGTACCTGGGCTGCAAGAAATAAAGGTGACGGTTATGATGATGATAGAGTGATGTCATTAATATGGGCCCTCATGGTTTTAGAAGTTGAAATAGCTGAAAAATATTTCGATATTTTAAAGTATGATGATTACCGTAAACCATTAATTATGTCACCATATGATGATTTACCTCGAAAATTCATTGATCCTACTTCATTATATTCAAACGAAAAATTCTCACACCCATCACAAATGCCTGTAATATTTTCAGACCTAAATAATAGTACTGAGAGGGATATAGATTTAGACGATCTTATAACAAACGGTTGGTTGCCATATGAGTAGAGCAAAACAAGCATATTTAAACAAGTCACGTGGAGATAAGTTTCTGCTTACTATATCTCTACCTCCTGCGCTGGTTAAGATTAACAGTAAAGCCCCTTCACGAGGCTCTCAGGTGAGCCTAGACTCATTACAATTTTCTGTATATGGTGCCGTAGTACCGACTATAGCTATTCCTGATAATCAACTTAATTATGGCGGTTTGGGCGGTGCTGCTAGAGTATCCAGCCATTATAGAGAGCCGTATGAAGACCTAACAGTAAAATTTAAGGTTGATAATAATTTTTGGAATTATTGGGTTGTATATTCATGGTTAAATCTTCTAAATGACCACCATACGAGTGAATTCGATCCTACTGATCTAGCTCCTCGGGGAGCGAATCAAAACGAACATGATAAGAAATACACTGGCGGTGTTAAGCGAAGGCAAAGCCTAGGGATACATAGACAATATTCTGCAGACATGACACTACACGCCTTGGATGAATACAATAAAAAACAAATTCAATTTGATTATATAGGTGCATTTCCTAAAACATTAGACTCGATTCAATATGATTATCAAGATCCTGATGAAATATCTTCAGGAGTATCCTTCGCGTACAGTCGAATGGCTGCAACTCTCCTTTAATTTAATGGAACCTGAGAAAAAATTCTCCAGAATTACATAAATAATTGTAGTATTATGGCAAGAACAATTCAAAGTCCAGGTGTAGAAATAAATGAGGTTGATCTCTCTTTGCGACCGGTACTCCCAGTAGGTACAACGATTTTAGTGCCAGGGTTCGCCAAACAGGGTCCTATTAGTGAGGTTCTACAGGTTAACAGCCTTTCAGAGTTTGAGCAAGTATATGGATTACCATCCAATGCTGCAGAACGTTATTTCTATCACACAGCCAAAGCCGTTTTCCAGAGCAATGCCGTACTACTCGCCTCTAGATTGCCATATGGTGCTAGCAGCGGTCAAGGGACATCCGAAGATTTCTCAGCTCTAGTATATCCAGCAGTTGGATATGAAGTGGAGTCCAAAACATTAGATTTTAGAGTAGGCACTTCTGTTGCATCGGTTTCCGTTCTCAGTGGTGGAGCAGGATTTACTACCGCATCTAACGTAGTTGTTGGTACTGGTGGCGGTCTTTCTGGAGATGGTTCTGGGTTTACGATCGACACAGCTTTGACAGACCTTCCAGGTGATGGTACTGTTGATGCGGTTGTTGTTGCTACTGGCGGTATTAATTGGTCGTACATTGAAAGGCAAGACTCACTATCAGGTCAGGGTGATGGTCTTGTGTATATTACAGAGACTGGTAATACCGCAGTATCCGGCTCCAATCGAGGTGTTGGTAAAGTAACGTTCAACACTGTACTTTCATCATTAAACGTTGGAACTAATGCTATCAGTGCACACGAAATGGTTACAGGTGATGCGATACATTTCGGTCCTGTTACAACTGGCGACCTTTCCGCAAGCACGTCAACATTTTATGTAAAAAGGCTTACAGACAGCACATTCCAGATTCACGATACTTCGAATGATGCTTTTGCGAATCGGAACGCTGTGCCGATGCCTACAACCCTTCAACCGCTAGGTATTCAAAAGCTGCAAGTTGAACACACACAGGCTGATATCGGCGTTTTAGATGAAGCTGAAGGTGGAGGTTGGTTACTCGGTGAACCGACATTCCTAAAATTAACTGAAGATCAATATAATGTAATAGTTGACAACTTAACAACTGATAACACTGGTGCTTCAGGTTGGAGCACAACTGGTGCATTCAATTCTGCAGCCGCGGCGACAAACGGTTTCGATACAACATCATTCACCACTGCTTTAGATTCGCTAAAAAATGCAGGTATGATTATTTTAAATAAAGGTCAGACTACTAATAATAGTAACTTTGAAGGTAGCTATATTGGGTTGATTGACAACTCAAACCTTAACCCTGCTACAAACTATGATGGTGTAATAGGTGTTAAAGGGGTTAACAGTAGCAACAATTTAACATCATTACCTGAAGGTAGGTTAAACTTCACACTGTCCGGTACTGATGCAAGTGCTGGTACAATTTCAGAGACTTTAGAAAGCTTGCCAGACTTTGATGTTTCAACCACAACGTTTAACGATTCACTTGTTTTGGGTATGTTTAAGTTGAGGCACTCGATTTTCTCACAAGATGTTGCAACACTTGACTTCGTACTTAAAGAAGCTTATGTTGGGTCGATGGATAAAAACCGCAAGATTAACGATCCTAATGGTGGTATGCCTAAAAACTTCTTTATGGGAAGTGTCGAAGATGCATCATCTAGTGTGCAAGTGCTGGTTAATAAGAACATTTCAGTTCAACCCGGTGGGTCATGGTTAGGTGATGATGGTAAACCCAAACATAGTATTAGGATTATCACAAACCGGCTAATTAATGATGAGACTGACATCTTCCGTAAAAGAACTGGCTTGAAGACAGTAGCTGCTGACAACCTATACGGCTTCGGTCCTTATCAAAGTCCTAACCTTGCTGACCGGACAATTGGTTCTGTACCAACGAAGCTCAACAATGTTTTCAAAACATTGGATAATACTGAAACAGTGCCTATCGATGTAACATTAGAAAGTGGTTTAGGTACAGTGTTTGCCTCATCTTACACTCAAGCAGGCAATGCAACCAGTAATACGTTTGATGATACATATGTATTAGATCTAGGTGAATCGACTGACTCATCAAATACCGGCTTCTACAAGCTAAAAGACGGTATGACTGATACCGATCAAATGGCTATCAGAGATAATTACAATGCAGTATTAAATGAATACAAGGTGTTTGCTGAAACTCAGCGCAAGGATCATATGTTTGTTGCAGATCCGTTACGCAATATTTTCGTACAAGGTGAAAACAAAAAAGCTCTTGATGATAACAGGAGAACGTTTAGTAAGAACGTATACTGGCCATTAAGGCATTTGTTTACAATTCATAATACGAGTTATGGTGCTGTTTACGCCAACTGGGGTAAAGTATTTGATCCGGGTATTGACAAACAAGTATGGGTACCAATGTCCGGCTTTATTGGAGCTGCGTATGCTAATACGGATGCAAATTTCCAACCATGGTATGCCCCTGCAGGGTTTACTAGAGGTAGGTTGAATGGGCTTAATGATATCGCTGTCGCACCTAAGTTGAAAAATAGAGACCAGCTCTACAACATTGCGATTAACCCGATCGCGTTATTTCCGAATGAAGGTTTAATCATTTTCGGTCAAAAGACATTATTCAAACTGCCGAGTGCGTTTGACAGAATTAATGTGCGGAGGTTGTTCTTGAATCTTGAAAGAGCTGTTAAGAATACCATTAAGTTCTACTTATTTGAACCAAACACTGAATTAACCAGAACGTTAATCAAAAACAACTTGCAACCAATTTTTGAGAATGCTAAACAAACTCAAGGATTATATGATTACTTGCTAGTGTGTGACGAAAGAAACAACACAGCTGAGAGAATTGATCAGAACGAGTTGCATGTAGACATCTACATCAAACCGGTGAGGGCTGCAGAGTTTATTTTGGTCAACTTCTACGCAACGAAGACAGGTCAAGATTTCTCAGAAATCGTGAGCTAAATAACAGTTAATGAATAAATAATTAAAATTATGCCACATCCACAGTCAATACAAAAATTCTATCAAACGGCACAAGCACGTGATTTCACACGCGACTTTCAGTTCAGGGTTAACACCATCACCGATCGTGGTGCTGCAGTGGTGACTGATGATGACTTAGTGTATTGCACAGCTGCTTCTTTACCAGGTAGAACAATATCCGACGTGGCTCTCCCTTATATGGGTATTGATTTTCATTTACCAGGGGCCGCTAAGTATACTGGGAGCGGTGGCTGGTCTTTATCTTTTAGAGCAGATGGTGATAACATCTTAAGATCATTATTCGAAAGATGGACACAGTTAATTTTTGATGATGCTACTAGTGCAGGTACATATAGAATCTATGATAACTCTACAGTAGTGTTAGATCAGCTTGATCAAGATTTCAATATTGTACGTCAGTACAAGCTTCATGGTGTGTGGCCACTTAGTGTTGGTGACTTAGGATACACTCTAACCGGTAACGGAGATCTAGTTACGTTAGATATTTCCTTAGCATATCAATTCTGGAGAAGGCAATAATTACCTTTATATCGCGTTCCAGGCCATAAATATTCGAAATGGCATGGTGGAATAAAATATTCAATGGCATATTCGGTAGCAACAGCCCTTCGGCAACTCCGAAGCAGAGCTCCTCTTTCATACTAGATCCAAGCTCAATAGGAGTTATAAGAAGTCTACTCGAAGGAGACCCAATGGCAGGTGAAGGGGGTGATCAGACTAAGCATATAATGTCTAATTTGACTCAAGGCTTTGCTCGTGCTGCTGATTCTGATTCATTAAATT